CTCGAGTATAGAATCAAGCCATTTTACCGTGCCCCACAGGCCAGCATGGTACAGCTGGTTCCGTAGGGAAACGGCAGAAATGACCTCGGGAACGTCCTTCCTGTTAGCCGGGAACAAACGTCGGACCTTGACAGTAGTAACGTCAATGCCTTCGTAATATTCCTTGCCGCAAGACTCTCTGAATCGACCGATCCAGTAGCTCTTGCTTCCGTTAACTCGAGCGTTGAATTGCCCGAGAGAGCGGATAACAGAATCGACACTGTCCGCGGGGCAAATGATATCATCCCCGTAGACGCGCACCATTCCGACATATTTCTGGAAATCAGATCTATGTCTAAAATGGGTCCTATGCTGTTCCTGGATTCCCATAAAGACCATGGTCACGAAGACCATGGCCTCGAAAGGAAAACAGAGAGCAGAACCCATAGACGCGAACTTGGATATAGGATGTAATCCGTGTCCAGGTACGTCAGCCACTCGAGACCTACATGCGTCAACCGCCCCACGCAAGTGAGGGTAGTTGGACAAGCAGGAATAGAGTAGCTTCCAGGAAACACGATCGGAAGCCTCGCTCAAATCGAGCGTTGCAAGGGCCCCGTGAAGGGAACCCTCTCGGGCCAAATCCTGGTTAGGAACTTGGCTTGCGAAACCGATCAGAGAGCGAAGGAGATAATCTCCTTCAATCCCGTCAACCATTGCCTCAAGAACCGCCTGCTGTGCATACTGCATGCAGGTAGGCTCAATGGCAATGATACGTGGCGTTTTCTGCGTCTTAGGAACTGAGATAACCTTAACGGGTATCTCATCTCCGGGTTCTAGGAAAGTGATCTCGTCATAATGCTCAGCATAATAGCTAGCATTTGGAAAAAGAAAGTGCTCTGAGTAGAACACCTTCTCCAGACGAGTGGTCCAAGTGCGGTTCCGATACTTCGAGTTACCCCGAAGTTTGTCGGCAGTCGCACCGGGACCATGCTTGGGAATCATTTCGTCCTTATAGACTTGATTGTCTAAACTGGACAGGAATGGACCAAACAGGGCATCGAAGAGACGTTGGAACTCTTTGAATTCAATCGGTTCCATACGCTCATCATGCTCTTTCACTTCCCTATCACACTGGATGTAGTCAGACATGGCACCTTCCTCACGCTCAATTGAGCAGGGAAGAAGGATCTTTGAGAAAGCCAGCGTAAGCTGGCGGATCGCAAAGATTGCGTCCACGTCCGGTTCGTCCAGTAGGACTCCACTAGTACGGTCGAACACAAGATCGAGGAAACCCCCCAGAAATGAGGGGAGACCTGCTCTCCAAGAAAAACCTTGGAAAGAGTTGCGATCTACGATACCGTTGTCCAAAGAC